CAGTATAAATTTCATTCTTTCTCATATCATAAAGTCTTATCTTTCCATCCCAATACTTATTACGATATTGCGGCATAAACTTAGCGCCAGGAACTTCAAATGTAAAATGATCTGAAAGTTCATGATACACATATTGTTCTGAGTCTATCGTAACAAAGACTTCGTTTTTCTTTTTGATAATTAAGTGGGTCATGTAAATCCAGCTTGGAATTTATGCCATTCAATTGAGTTTTTAATCTGATATGTACGATTTGATATTTGTTTGAGAATACTTTCTGTATAATTTATCATTACATCATAGTATTCAACTTTTAGATTTGCATCTGATACTCTGTCATCAGCATCCATATATCTAATCAGTGCGTCTTTATTTCTAACCTTCTTCGGGAATGGTTCTCTTTCATACACATCTGGATCTGCCTTTCCAGAGTAGTATTCATATCTTTCATGACGAACACTCTTTTGTATCTTCTGAGCTTTTGTTCGTAATAGAATTAAATTGTTCAATATCTCATGATATTTAGAATGCAATTGAGGAACTTTAATTGATTCTTCATGCATATTGTCAATATCAATCTTACAGTCCTCTTGCCACATGGACTGAATCTTATCAAGATTTATCATGTAAAATTATTTTTTAAAATAGTTGTCGATTCGATTACCGCTTGGATCGGTTATATTGTAAATGGTGTATTTAAATGTTACCTCTGCTGTGAAGTAATTATAGTCACGAGTTGTGACATCAAAATCTAAAGTTGAAAGTGAAACTGGAAACGCATCTTTAAAATTAATCAGAACACTTGGTTTATAGTTACTGTTTAAAACTTGTAACGTTGCATCTGAATATTGAAAGTAAAGAGGATCCGCAGAATCATTAACTCTTCTATCAGTTCTTTTATCATCTGTTTTAAGTTGACGATATTGTCCAATAGACTCAGGATATCCAAGACCTGTGATCCATTTGTGAATTGCAAGATAGTTTTCCATCTTTTCATCCACTAGGAATCGAACGTTTAAATCATCATACAAAACTTTATCTCCAGGCACAGGAATATCCTTCAAATAAGATGGTTGAATTGCAGTTCCCATGCTTATTGAAGGTATGTTCGCAGATTGGCAAAGAAAATCAACCTTTGGAGTTTTTGTTAAAACTAATTTGAACCCAAGAGGAGACATATAGTTCCTGTTGGCTATCTGTTTGTCAAAGGGTGATACTGAATCAGTCATTTACTTTTTGCAATTTTTTGATTCTCTTAACATAAAGAATCTCAGCGGGTGAGTATAAAATTGGATTTTTCTTTGATCTTTTGATAATAAGTTTTGCAGCTTCTTTATCGTCCATGTTACTATTTAGACACAAAAAAAGAGACCCTTTCGGGTCTCTGTAAAAAATATGCAATATGACTTACATAAGGTTTGTAACAGATACTCTTCTGTAGTAACGGTTTGCGTTAACAGTAAGTGTTCCTGATCCTTGTGTTGTACCTTGTGAGAATGGGTTCTCAACCATTCCGTAACGAGTCTTAAAGCCAATTTTTGGTTGGAATGTATCCTGACCAACGGCTCTAACCATCTGTAGTGGAACGTAAGGACAATAGAATAGACCAGCATCGTAAGGTGAAGTGCCTTTGTATCCGATAACATAGTACTGAGTTGCAGCACTGTTAGCAGCGAATGGATCGATGTACACTCTGTACTTACCGTTGATAACACCAGCAAATGTATTACCTGTGTCGTCTACGTTTAAGTTAGCGTTAAGTGCAGGGGTGTAATCTAGAACACCAGCCATTGTTAGTGCAGAAGCAACGTCAGCAGAGCAAAGGATGATGTTACCCTTTCCACGACGAGTTCTTTGTGCAATAGCGTTTGCATCTCTTTCAATCTGGAATAGAAGTCCTTTGAACTTCTCAACAGACCATCTACCATTTGAGTCAACATCTAAGTTGAATGTACCAGCAGATGCTACGTTGACCTGAGCACCTGTCTCAGCAGTCTTGTAGATTGTTCTGATAACTTCTCTGTTTATTTCAGCAAGTATTTCAGTTGATAGAATGTTTGCTAACTCAGCCTCAGCGTTCAATCCGTGGATTGCCTTAAGGTCTTGAGCTAATTCTAAACTGTACTGTGCTTTTAGAGCTCTTGACTTCGCAGTCACAGTAACTTTCTCGATTGAGAAAGCCATCTCGTTGAAAGTCTTACTGCTTTCTCCAAGATCTTCTGCGTCGTCTGTACGCATACCCTGACCAACATCATATGCAATCTGAGTTGCGTTTGTTGATGGGTTAAGTGCGCCTGGGTTAGTACCTGACTGAGCAGTTGTACCTAAACCAGTTGCAGCACCACTCATACCATCTGTATAAGTGTTCTCTTGGTTTTGTCCAGAGAATGCTGAATCTGGCTCGTTGAAGAATGCTTCGGTTCCGAGCATCTTGTTTCCATCTGGATTATCCACATAACGTGATCTCATCGCAAAGATGAGTCCAGTTGGAGCATTCATTGGTTGAACACCAGCGAGGTCATATGCCACCAAGTTAGGCATAGATCTTCTAATCAAAGAGATTAGAACTGGGTCGAAACCAGCAACAGGTGAACTAGCATCAGCACTAAAGCCAGGGTTGGTTGCTGACTGTGTGTTTACTGTTGGGGCTTCTGAAAGGAATGATGCTTCCTCTCTTAAAAATCTTTCTTGGTTCTCGAGCAAGACAGCAGTAACCGCTTTACGATGATTGTCCTTGATGTTATCAATTCCATCATGTTCTAGAAGGGGCTTCCACTTCTCTTGCAAGTGTTCTGCATTGTTGAACATTTGCGTTTTTACCTATGTTTGAATGTTTGATTAATTAACAAGTTGAGATTCACTTTTTAGCGGCATGGGATAGTGCCTGTATGTATGCTGACATGTTACCAGATACTTCTGGTGATGCAGCTTCTTCGGTTAACACTTCCGTGTCACTTCTTTTTGGAGCAGCCTTAAAGTATGACTCTTTTAGAGTCTCAAGCTTTTCCTTATAAGATTCTTCACTTTCAAACTCAACACCTTCGGCAAGTGAAGCGAGCTTTTCCTTCTGAGTACTTGATAAGCCTTCAGAAACATCGGAAAGGATATTACCACCTGTTGCCTCGGAGAGACTCTTAGTGATAGCTATATTTTTCTCGATTTGCTCGTTGAGTTTTGATTCCATTTCGTCAAGTTTGTCTACCATATTCTCAACGACATCATATTTATCTTCAGGGATTGATACATAATGTTCTTCAAATAGACCACGCATTCCTTGTAGGAATGATTCGGTCATTTCGGTTCTAATTCCACGCTCTACTTGTAGTGCGTTTTCTTGTAACCACTCATCTGCAACGTACTCTAAGTAAGAGTCAACACGTTCGATGAGTTCGTTTTTCATGCCTTCGACCTCTTCTACGAGCTTTGCTTCGTAGTGAGCATCCATGGCTTCTCTAAGTTCGGTAACTTTAGACTTTAGAGCAGCCTCGAAAATTGTCTTAGCTTTCTCTCTAAACTCTTCGGAGAGTTCCTGACCACCGAGAAGTGCATTAACATCGTCTTCGATGTCTACTTCATCAGTGATTTCGGGAAGTTCAGTAACTTCCTCTTCAGTAACTTCTTCCTCAGCGACTACTTCTTCTTCAGAAGTTTGATCTTCTGCAACTACTTCCTCTTCGGTTTCGACTTCTTCCATTTTTGATTTAGCCATGACACCTTTTACTGATTTAAGATTTGCTGCATATGATCCTTCACCAGCTGGATCCTTTAATTTATTAGAATCGTCTGTTGGTGAATTGTTTTCTGGAGTTGGGCCACCGAGGTCTTCATAACTCACGCCTGCCATAGTTTGCATAGGCTCAGCTGGTTTTGCACCCTTGGTTACGGCGTTCTCCATTTCTTGTAAATTTTTCCCACGGGACATTTGAACTCTCCGAATTACCTTTGTATAATCTGTTTTTATTTATATATTTAAAGATTTGCTAAGAAATCTTCAAAGACGCTTAATTTTTTTTCGTCTAATTTGTTTTGATCAACTAGAGTGTTGATACGTTTGTATGTTTTAGTTGCAATCCTCTCACGAAGTATGCCACCATCCCATACCCAATCCTTACCTTCCATGATGCCATCTACGAAAGCGTCTGGAGCAGAAGGATCTGCAACGATATCAGCAGCAGTAGCAAGAGTAAAATCTTCTCCTACCACACTGTATCCTTCGTTAGTTTTATTTAAAGATCCTACACCTCTTGATGAAACACCAAGTTTAACACCCTCACCTAATAAATTAGATGCGATCTTACCCATTGGAGTGCTAAGAATCTTTGCTTTTCCTATAAAGTTATTTCCACTTTCCTTAAGTGATACAATTTTATGGGATACTCTGTCAAGATTGACAGTTGGGCCATCTGGATGACCCAGTTCTCCAAGAGCTCTACCCTTCTCAACAAAGTTTTCGTTATATCTTCCAACTTCACGAGTAAGAGTTTGCATTGGATACATTCTACCATTACGATTTTTTATTTCACCTTGAAGGAATACTCCTTCAATAAACAAGTTCTTCGTACCGGTGCGATTTTCAACAATAACTTCAACCTGTTCTATTTCTTCTGTAATGAGTTTCATTATTGTGCTCCTGATATTTGAACCTGTTGTGCAAATAATTGACCAGCTGTTGTATGGTCAGTTACCGCTGAGACAGTCAATTGTCTTCTTGCCTCTGCAGCAGTAACAACTGCGTTATCGGAGTTAAGAACTCGACTGTCATGATCAATTGTCAATTCTGCACCAAACTGTGCAAAACCTCTGGCTCTAGCCTCTTGAATCGAAACTATTTTTGCAGTTGTATTAAATCCTGTTACGCCAGTAACGCCTGATATCACAATTACATCGTTAACCTTAAATGGATTACCCATTCCTTCTGGAAGTGTAATCACTGTTGCAGCTCCCTTCGTAATTCCAGCAATTCCGATAGAACTAACTCTACCTAAATTTAAAGTTGCTGAAGTATTTGCAGGGACATAATAATCAGTTGTAGTTGCAGGCCCAGTAGTTCCAATCGCTACATGTTGACCAGCGTTTTTAGCAACAACTCTAAGTGTGTCCGATTGTACTGTAAAAGTTTGTGAAGCACTTGTTTGATTCGTTGCAAAACTAAAACCAGTGCCTACAGGTTGATGTGCCATTTACTCTTCCTCTTCGGTTTCTTCTTCATAATCAAGTTCACCAACTTCTGCTTCTGGTTCTACATCTTCTTCAGATTCAAGTTCATAACCCATCATTGCATTTGCAACGGCAGGCTTAAGTGCATCTATTCTTGCGGTAGCCTTTGCAATTAATTGAGTTTTTATTGAATCACTAATTTCAGATGGAGATTCATCTGCAATCATCAAGTTCATTAATTCATCCATGAGATAAAAATCCTATACCTATGTTTTATTTATATCTCGCCACCTTTAAGGTCTGGAGTGCCTGGAGAATCAGGGTCTTCAGTTTTACTTGTATCAATCTCTGGTTCATTGATGGGTTTACCAAGATTTTGATCTGCTGTTGATTGTACTATCTGTTGAGCAATCTGCATTTCTTCCTCAGTTGGTGGAATAATTCCAGCTTCTTTCTCTTGAGCTATGAGTTCATTTTCTTCTACAATTTCAGAATCTGTTTGACGTAAAATTTTACGACGAATATAATCTACAGAGTAATATTTTCCAATGTAAGGATCAGCAGTTGCAACAAGTCCAAGTCTTTCTTGCATCAATTCTGCATCTTTAAGTTCAGCAAAATGATTATCATATAGGTAATCATATTGAATATGATCACTCATTTGTTCCCATTCTTC